CAGTGTCCTTCGTGTGCGTTATCCCATCGAACCACATGCCGACCGGGTCCATGTGATACAGGCGGTCAACCTTCAAAGTCCGGGCCACCGCGTTCACACCCCAGACTTCAACATTATCCGGGATCGCGCCAGCGTTCGTCCGCATCCAGTGCGCCATGTTCCAGTCGTTATACGAACGCCCCATCGCGATAATCGCGACAGGGCGCTTGTTTGTGTCTGCTTGGGCAGAATCAGTCATGTCGGCTCCTGTTAGCCGCCGTACTGATCCGTCCCGTAAGCACTGGCCTTGGAAGACCCGTCAGCGACCATCAGGAGGCTAACGTAAACGGAGCCGTTCAGCGTGCTCTCGGGAGTATAAGTCCCGCGAACATCGGCGGTCGTGGCTGTTGCAACTTCGGTCACACCATAACCAGCGACAATGGTGCCGGTGGCGGTGAGGCCGTCCTCAGTGATACCAAGAATCTTGCCCGCATTCAACAGGTGGTACGGGAGACCGAGAATCGAAGAGGAACCAACATCGACCTGCGTCGAAGTCAGGTTGCCATCAACGGCAACAGCAGTCACCGTCTTAAACGCTTGAGGCGTGTTGACAGTGGTGTTGTTCGGGCCAGCGAGATCAGCAACAAGAGCTGCCCCATACTTGTCCGTGCCGGTGATGGTGAACGTCACACCACTCTCGTTCGCCGTCGATGTCATAGACACCGTGCGAGGAACGTCGAACGTAGCCACACCATTAGACGCCAGAGCACCGGTGATGGTCAGGCTTGCTGCGCCAGTCGTGGACTGGTTCACGCAAATTCCATCCGGGTCTGCCGCTGCAGGAGCGCCAAGTTCGATTGGGACGAGAATTGAGGTCTCCGTCATGGACGGAACGCCACGATCCTCACGTCCAGCAGGATCAGAACCCACTGCACGCCCGTAATATGCGTCGCCGATGCGAAGGCCGTCAGAAACGTGTGTCATGTCTTTCTCCTCAGAGTTGCGCGGGGGCCAGCGTACCGGCCCCCACTAGATCAGACACCCGCCGTGCCGAACACGCCGCGCCAGTCAACCCAGAACGGAACGTAACGCTCAGTGGCCTTGTACCGCATTGAATCGGTCTCAAAGTCACCTTCCATCGAGCGTTCCATGCTCCGGCGGTTCATCATCATCAGACCGCGAGGAGCATCCGTCTGGACCCACCAAGCCGTCGAAGACGTCAGGCGGGACAGGGTAGCAGTACCGCCCGGAAGCAGCCCAATCGATTTGATCGGGTTGACATCGTTGTTGGCAGTACCCGGACGCAGAACCGAGTTCAGGATGGTCTCGGCTTGGAACATATTGTCCGGCGACACCACCAGCTTCTGCGGGGTGATGCGGATTTTACGTCCAGTCGAGTCCGTCATCTTGCGAATCTGGATCAGCATCTGCTCAAGTGACGTTTGCGAGAGGTTCGCAGCGGTCGCCAACTGGTTCGACTGAGTGCCGAAACGGGTCGGGTGAGCAGTGTTGACCAGAGACACGCCGTCACCACCGGTGTACGAACTGTTGAACGAGCGGTTCAAGATGTTCGCTGCAGTGGTCTCCCGCGTCTCGATCATGGACTGAGCGAGGTGCTGGGAGTAGACGCTGCCGATGCGGATGTGGTCACCATCTTCGACAAGAACCTTGGTCAGCGCGAACGCCAGACCGTAGACCTTGTACCACGCACGAGCGATGTACAGGACACCACCCGATTGGTAGGTAACCGCAGTACCATCAGGCAGTTCCGGTGCCGAGCCGAAGCCAAAAAGCACTGGTTCCTCATGGTAGTTGCGTGCGATCCCTTTTTCTTCTTTAAAGATCGCCTTGTACTCATCGGCACGCTGGTTGTAGACGCCGTTGAACTCACGGTTCATGATCGGCTCTACAATCGACTTAAATTGGGTCGATGTCATAATAGGCATTGTTCAACCCTCCTTAGATCGCAGCAGCGTCAGCGACGTATGCGTGCTCAGAAATCTGAACCAGCACATTGACGTAGGTATCGCCCCAGTCGTTGCCCTCTTCAGACGACAAACCGATAACGCGGAACTGGGCGTTGTTGCCAGCCCCAACCAACGTCGCATCCAACTGCGCAGTGGAATACCCCTGCGAGTTGTTCGTCGGGTTAACCGAGTCAGCCTGATCACCGATAGCGGTCTGCGCCATCGTTGCGTCGGTCTGGACGCGGTAAATGATGTTCGGGTCAACGTAGACGCGAACTTTGGTGGATGTACCGGCCAGCAGCGTGGTGCTAGCTGTCCAGTGCTCGGACACGCGGACGCGGCCCTCTGCATCGACGTATTCAACGCCAGCAAAGACACCGAGAAGGCGGTCAGAAACCGCAGCGGGCTGAATGGTGCCACCGGTTACCAGTTTCACCGGCTGACCAAAGTAAATGGCCGTGCCGTAAGCGGAAGGAATCCCGCCATCGAAAATCTGATACTGCGGCTGCTTTGCACCATCTACAGTCCGAACGGCTTGAAAGCCAAACGGCTCAGAAGTGGAAGGCATTGCGCTCTCTCCTACTCAGAGGTTACCAGACGGGCCGGTCAGTAGGCCGACCCAGCTCATTGAAACCCTCCGCAATGATTTTGCCTTCTCCGCCGCTCTGTTGGATCATCTGCTCCGCTCCCTCCCGGATCGCTGCCTCGCTATCGAGAGGCTGCTTCTCGTGGAAGTGGTTCATGACCGCTTCGTAGCGCCGTTGACTGATCCGGTACAGGAGCATCTCGTTGATGCTGATAACGCCCGGATAGTCTCCAGACTTCATTGCGAAGCTACGCAGCTTGAAGCCTTGCTCCCCAAACATTTCCGGCGTAACGGGCTCGTAGCCCATCTGCTCTCGCCGGTAGATCGGGTCTTGCTGGTTCGTAGTCGAAAGCCAAACAAGATGAAAGCCATCCATCTGCGGCAGGTTCGGAAGAACATCAAAGGTGAAATCGGTGACAATATCATCGAGATCATCCAGTTCTTCTTGTCGCTCCTCTCGGGCATGTGCCCTACCTGTCGCGACGCGAGGGTCGTCTGCATTCCTCGTCCGAGCTACGTTCCCACGGGAAGCAACTCTTGCGTCTTGCTCGGGTCCATCCTCGACATCCAACAGATCGTCGAGAATCTCATCCGCGTCTTTCCCAGTATTCTTAGCCATTTTTTTTGCTCCGTCAAGCCCTAGCGCTGATTAGCGCGGGCGCGTTTCAATTCAGTGCGGATTTCGGCGTCTGTAAAGCCCGCCGCTTTCCAGTTTTTAACAGCCTCGCGCTCGAACGCCGTGAGAGGGGCTGCGGCGCCTCCAGACCGGCCTCCACCATTGCCACCACCTCGAACAGGGCTCTTCTTGCGCTGGCGTTGCTGGCGACCCTCGAACAGATGAGGCAGCCGCTCTCGCGTTCTGGCTGTCAGCTCGTCCCAATACTCACGGGTGGACGGGTTCCAGCCCTCAGCCACCAATCCATCATCAATGGCGCTGGTGATCCGGCTGTCCTCATCCGATCCATTCGGGTCAAACCATGTGTTCCGGTCCATCCACGACTGAGCGTGACGCTGTAGGTTTGGATCAGGTCGTGTCGGCTGAGGCTGACGTTGGGCCTGAACGTAGCGCTGTTTGACGCTCTCGTAACCTATAGCCGCCCGCTCATTCTCACGGAAGGCCTCATCCGCAGCCTCAAACGCCTCTGAATCGCCACTCTCGATAGCCTCAGCTCGACGCCTGCGCGCAATGCCCATATTCCGCTTCGCCGTCTCGATGGCGCTGTCCAGCCGCGCCAGATCGCCAGAACCTTGACGGCTCTCAACGGCAGCCAGACGCTCCTGAAGCTGGTGGATCGTCTCGCTCTGAGACTTGATTAGGTTTTCGCGAGCCTCACGCTCACCACGCTTTCGCTGACGTCGCGTCTGACGCTTGGACCGGTTCCGCTTGCGCTGATCTTCAGCGCTCAGTTCTTCCGGCTCTTCCTCCGAAGAATCGTCGTCGTCCGAATCGTCGCCATCGTCATCGGACAAATCTTCCGTTTCTTCCTGATCGTCTTCCTCGTCGGTGTCCTCAAAAAGCTCCAAGTCACCGTCGTCTCCGGGGTCGCCCACCTCAATCATTCCATTTGACCGGGTCTCGTCTTCCTGATCCTCGATCTCTTCGCGCTCTCTTGCACCCATTTGTCAGCTCCTAATATGCTGCCGCGCCCGCAAGCGGGTCGCCGGTGATTTGCCCAATGACGTTCGTGTCGTCGAAGATGCCAAACAGAACTTTCTGCCCGCCTTCTGCCTCGACCTCGAACTTGTCAGCACCATGCTTAGGAACCCGAACAAACATTCCGGTTTCGCACCACGCGCCCTCCTCAAAGGGCTCCATCGTGCGCCGGTCCTTGTACGCGAGCGGCCCGGTCGAAATGACCTTGCCAACCTGCGTGTTCCACTTTTCGGCTTCTTTCGTCTCGTTGGGAAGATAAATCCCCTCAGCCGTTTTCTCCTGAACAGAGCGAAGCTGAACGAGAATGCGTGCCCCGACCGGTTTCACGCCCGGATCGACTTGAGGCCACGGATCAAAGTTTGTTTTTTTCTTCATCTAACTCCTCCTGAAGGCTATGAAGAATGTCTAACGATTGAGAAAGCCCTGAGATGATCCCAGACCGTCGCGAGTACGTCTCTGGCTCATGCGTCTTCCACAGGGCTTCCTGCCTCTCACTTATCTCCTGTTCAAGTCTGTCTATGAATCGATGTACCGTCTCCGATTCATAGTAGCGTGGCTGCCGATTCACGCTATTTCTTGCATCCCTTCATGGCGAGGTTCTTCCGCTGGCTGACGCCGTTGGAGTTACCGCACTGGCCGGACTTACCGGTCGCTGGGGCTTTCTTTCCCATCGTTCTGCATCTCCGCAATGGTCAAGCGCGTCTCATTGTTGGCTTCCGCGACATACTCAGAACTTTCGATCTGTGCCGCTGCCTTTTCGAGATCGGCGGCGCGCTTGTCCTCCGCCTCCTCGATCCGTGCATCCGTCTCGCGCTCCTTACGGGCCTGCTCGCGGCGCTTGATCTGCGCATCGAGCCCGAGCTGGATGTCTTTTCTGTTCTCTTCGCGCTCACTGTCGATAGCATCGACCTGAGCTTTGATCTGTTCCGCCTGAGCGATCTTCAGGTTCGCATCTCCCTGAGCCTTCACCGCCTCGATCTGAACCTCGTTCGGGTTCAATTCCTCAAGCAGCTTCGTCGTCATCTCAATGATAGCCGGGAGCTGTTGGAACATCGTCCCAGCGCCGTTCACGACGTCACTAGCCACGTTCGCAAAGAGCGTGGACATCTGGTCCGTTTGAGGCTGTTGCTGTTGCTGCTCAGGGTCCGCAGACTGCGGCTGGGCGTCAACCTGCATGAGCTGTTCCATCGGTATCTGCGTCATCTGCTCAACGGCCTCGCCCATTGCCTTCGCGTACCACATAGACAGGTGGTCCTTGATGTGCTGCAGCATGGCCGGGGCCAGCGTCTGAACAATGATTCGGTTCTGACCGAAGATCGGGCTAGACAGGTAAAGCAGGTGGATCACCAGATGCGCTTCATGATCCTGATGCGGGAACACCTGTTGCTGCGCGCCGTTCGTCATCTGGACGTTCTCTTCGACCGCGTTCGCAGGCTGTGGTTCCGGCGGTTCCGGCAATAGCGACTGCGGGTCGGGAACCTTGAGCTGCTCCAGAATGCGGCGAGCAATCGCCTCAACATCCCAGTTCAGGTTCTGGAAAACCGGATTGGAAATCAGGTTCACGACCTCGTTCAGCATCGCGTAGCGCTGGGCCTCAGCGAAGATGTTCGGGTCCGACACCGGCATCACGTCCATTGGAACCTGATACTCTTCCGCCGTGATCATATCCTTCGACGCCAGATCGAGCGGCTCTTCGTCGCTCATGTTCTCCGCGAGCAAGCGGTGAACGATCTGCAGCTCTGCCGCCATCGCCCGGTGCATCCTCATGTGGATGCTGGACATAACCTTCGCGCCCTGCTCAATCAGCGCCAGCGTGGTGCCGACCGGGGCCTGTGGATTAACCTCTGCGATTTTCTCCGATGCCGTCGCGACGACGCTCTGCCCCTGCTCGACCAAGAAGCCCAGCAACTGGAACAGAACCGGCGAGGGACCAGCATACGGGAATGGCATAAACACCTTGCGGATGTCATCCGTCTCAACGCCATCGATCTCAGTAATAGCCGTCGGCGACGGGTTGATGTTCTCGCCTGACGTGCGAGCACCCTTCATACGGATGCCGCCCGGAGTGTTCTGGATCATAGCACTGTCGAGCAACGCCCTGAGAGCGCCTGTCGTAGCGCCCGAGATGCTGCCGATGATGTGCGTCATACCGACGTGGTACGCGCCCTCCCACGGGATGAAACCCCAAGGAACGACGTGCTGAATCTCCGTAATCACGCCGCGCGCAATGAAATCTTCCTCGTCCCAGTTCCGGTAGATCGCGACGACTTCCTTCGACAACTCGTCAATCGTAATGATGTACCAGCCCGGCGCGCTGTCTGAATTGCTCTCGTCCGTGCCGTCCCCTTCGAGCTGCTCATCGCTATTCTCAATCAGGAGCGGGTCTTCGCCGTCCATGTTGTGATAGACGTAGACCTCATATAGGCGGCGCACACCATCCAGATTGCTGCCGGTCTCTTCCTTACCCTCGACCTTCTCGTTGGCCAGCTCCGGCCCGCTCTGCTCTGGGCTCTGGCTCTCCGCATCGTCAAACGGCCCACGGATGTAAATGCCCTCACGGACACGGCGCTCGATCTCGACCTTCTCCAGATCGTAGATCAGGGTGCGACGACGCGCGGACGTGAACCCGGTCGCGTAATATGGCAGGATCACCCGGTCGGTGGTCAGAAACTCACAGTTCGGGCGGCCATCTTCCCACCACCACTTCATCGCACCATCGCCGCCAAGCGGGAGCTGCGTGAAGCACTGCTCGTGCTCGTGGACAAACTCAGGCACCTTGTGCATCAGCACATAGTTCATATGACGCTTCTTGCGCTCCGCACGCTTCAGCGCTGTCGGCTCTTCCTCGTTCAGGATTTTCGCTCTAACCGGCCCATCAGGCGGGAGCAGCTCCTTCGAAGCGGTGGCCGCGAAATCAACGGCAGACTTGGCCAGCATGGGGTGAACCACGCGAGATGCGCCGGGGAAATCAGCCCCACCGGGCGCGTCGTTACCGAGCCCTGTGCGCTTGATCCCTTCCTCGTACTGCTCCGCGCGTTTCTTACGCGCCTCAACGTCGTTCTCGATCAGGAGGCACAGCTCTTCGCCAATACCATCCAGAACGGCCTTGTCCAGATAGTCCGCCAAGTTAACCGAAAACTCGTTAATCGGGTTCTCTTCGGGCAGCTCTTCGCCGCCGCCCATGATCAGCTCCATGAGGTCTTCTTCAGACATCTCATCGAAGGCGTTTTCCTCAACGCCGACGTCGATCATACCCCCATCAGGCATCATCTCTTCTTCGCCGAAGAGAACCTCTTCTGCGTCTGTCAGCTCCGGCCCCATGCCCGGCATACGCTCGCGTCCGCCCATCAAAATACCCTCTATGGTGCTGTCATAAAAATGACGGTTCTACGGCCCGGTGTCAACGACGCCTCGCGAATCGGCGAAGCGCGCCGCCAGTTTTGCGGATACCGCGACCGGCTGACCTCATGCCAGCCTCGACCACCGGCCCAGCGACCGCGCCTAAAAGAGCACGCTCAGCGGCACTGTCAACACGGTCATCGAAACCCTGCCCAGAGCCGAACCCGGCGATGCCCTCCTCAATAGCACCGGTCGCCGACGCCTGACCAGCGCGGGCGAGACGGAGAGGGGCGAGTGCCTTAAATAACAGGCTAGCCGGAACGAGCGTGCCGCCGATCTCTACCAGAACCGAAGACACCGGGTGGTCTTCGTAGGCTTGATCGTATATAGCACGCTCCCTAGCCAGCGCCTCGTCATAATCCCCACCGAAAAGACCCGCCTCAATCCCCGCGACGATTTCGTCGCCGAAGCCCATCGTTAGGCCCTGACCGGCCACTCTCGACATCGACGACAGGTAATCCAGCGCAGCCTCAGTATTGCTGCGGCTGTCTACCTCGTCGCCCTCAATACCGAACGCTGGGTTTACGACGTATTTCTGGCCCATCACATGCCCTCCGGCGGCAGGAAGTACCCCCGGTCATCGACGCGGCGGTCGTACATCTGACCGCGTGGCTGGGATGTCCCCTGTATATCGCCGTCTTCTTTCGCTGGCAGCACCCGAACGATCTCCATCTGAACATCGTCCAACTCAGAATCAAACATGGAGGCGAGAGATCGATACGCCTTTTTAGTAAGTGGACGCTTCTTTTGGATCAAGTAGTTCAACACCCCGTCCTCCCTCGCCGAGGGGCGAAGGTCTGCGGGCAATTCTCGCAATACGGTTTCTAGCTTCTCCTGCATTGATCTCTCCTCTTTCTACCGACCGCCAAATGTTAGCAACCCTGTTCATAAACTCCGGGTTCTTATCGGCAGCGGGGAACATCTCCCTGATCGTTTCCCAAGTGACCGACTGACCTTCTCGGCCCATCAAGTTGTTACGGCGCGCAACATTCCTCACTGCGTCCGCATGGAACGGGTACGTCCCGTGAACGCCTAGTGGGTTCGCGCTTTTGGCCGGAACCCAGTTATCCGGCTTTCCTGCCGTACCAAACGAGGCAGTCCCGAAGTTTTGCTGCACCGGACCCGAGTTCCCACTATATGGCATAAGAGTGTTACCGGCAACTTGGTGCGTGTCCCCAGTCACGTCGTCATACGGGCTAAACGGGTCAGCGTTGTTGTTAAAGAACGAACGCACCTTGTGCTTGGTCCCCATGAGGTTGCTCAAAGTATCCAAATCACCACCGGACCTCAGCGCCTTGTCTGCCTTGATGATTTCGTTGAAAGAACCCCAAGAAACCTTCCGGTCAGTGCCGTCGCCCTTCTTCACAAAATCACCGAGCATCCCATCTGGAGTGAACTCCCGATAGTGCTTAGGGTTATGCACCTCGTCATAGAGACGTATCCAAACAGCCCGTTCCAAGTCAGTATCCAGATCAGATAGCCTTTTCCCGGCTATATCTGATAAGACATCAATTTGCTCTTGTTTTTTCAGGTTGTTCATCCCGAAATCGAGCATGTCATTGGATGTGACCACGTCTGATTTTTGGAAATTGATATCAGCCATCCGCTCCGCCAGAGACGCATTCTGATACCAGTCCTTCTGTGGAGAAAGGGCGGCAATCGTCCCAGCAACACTGCGGTGATCAAGCCCATACCTGTCAGCAAGAGTGTGCGCAAAATTATTAGCGCCGACATACCATTCTCTGTTCCGTGCCACCTTTCCCGCTGGCGTTATGTCAATCAAGAACTGTAGGTTGTCCTCGAAGTGCTTCATTGCCTCGCCTTCGATTTCGGCAACATCAGCCGCGTCAGAAAGGTGACCAAGGCCCGGAATATCGGTCAGTCGCCGAACATTGTGCTCATAGACCTCTGGAGCGCGCACCGCTGCCTCTCTGTCAATCGTTAGTGTCCTGTCAAGCGGGTCATCAATAGGCGATTTTGTCCCCGGCAAGCGAGAAGGTATGCGGTCAATTTCACGGCTAGGCCCACGAGGCCCACGCGCGAAATCCTCAACCGCACTAATAGCGTCATCGACGTAGGGCATAACCGCATCACCAACCTCGTCAACGATATATCCCGCCGCTTTTGCCAGTCCGCCAAGTTTACCAGCCATTATAATTCTCCATCTTCGGTCAACGCGCCTCCGGCAACGCCGGAGATGATAGCATAAGGGGCTAGAGAGAACATCAGGTCTTTAAAATTATGAAGAAGCGACGCGCGATCCTCATTTTCCCCATACTTGAAAATACGCTCAATCCCGTGCTTCTTGAGTATCTGCTCAGTCTCAGGAGGGAGGCCGTCCGGGATCATCGCGCCAGCAAACTCAGAGAGCTGCACAATGCGACGCGGCTTCGCCTCAAAATACTCCGTCGCCATATTCCGCGCCTGATGCGCTACTTCTTTAATCCGCTCCTGAGCCTCCGGGCTAATGTCTTTATCCGACCACTTAGGACGCCTGCCGGTCTTGGCAAAATCCGTCATGTAAGCAAGCGCGTCATCAATCCCGCGCATCCCTCCGTCACCACCAAGCTCACCAGCCACGAGAGAAGCAACATCCATGACGTCTTCGTCGAACTGGTCCTTAACTGGCATCATTGCGTCAGGGGAATATATGCGCCCCCTGTTGGCCTTTATATCAGCCAAATCATCAAACGGATACGACACCTCGGCGCGGAATGACGGGGCTCCATAAATGAAGTTCTCGCCACCAGCAAAGCCAGCGCCCTCTTTCTTCATCTGCTTGAAAACATTCTCAATCGTGTAGGGAACAGGCTTCAGGCGGTTCCCACTCGGAGAGTACCCGCGCGGGAGCATTTCTTGCAATTCAGCGTACCTAGAAAGACCGCCAGCATTTTTCATGGCCATTTCTCGCGACGCATCAGATACCTGCCGCAGGGCCTGCATCGAATCCATCCAAAGGTCTCCCATGTTATCATAATCAGACGGGTTGATGATCCCCAGCTCCTGCGCTGCTTGAATCTCTCTCAGCCTCTTGTCGAAATCGTCAACGCCGCCTCCGATTCCACCCAATGACTCATGCGCGTAGCCTATATCTCTTAAATGCCCCAAATCCGGGTCAGAGGCGATGTTCCTTAAATAATCTTTCTTGTTGGCAAAATACGTCTCAGACCTTGGCTGCCGCCCGGTATAAGCGTCGTTCGGCCAAACCCTTGTTGTCCGGGATGGCGTCACAAGGTCCGGGTTGGCCATAAGCGTGATCTCTCCGAACTTCTCAAGCGGTGTGTCCGCCCGCGAGATGGCAATTGACGGCATCGAAAGGCCTCCGGCCTTATCTGCTATCTTTAGACCGCCCGGTGTAATGTTGTGTTGCCCGAAAAGCCAACGCAAAACTCCTTCACCAAGTTCGGAAATGGCGCGAACCTTACTCACCTCACTCTCCTCAATGCTCCGCCGTTAGCGTAATAATCCTCAGCCCTGATTTGCACCTCATCTGGAACAGACTGTGTTACCTTCGGGCTTGCCCCGCGCCTCACTTGAGGCGTGTAATCTAACCGGCGCTCGACATTGACAGCCTCGACTTCGCCCGCAGTTTTCTCGTAGGCCTCGTTGGCTGTCAGCCATTTGCTCGGTCCATTCGTATGGATGCCCTCAACCAGATTCAGCCGCTTGTACTCAGCCAAATCAGGGTCAACCTCCTCTAGGAGATACACATAATACTCCTTGAGGCTCCTGATCTTCTCTGTAGCCTCGTCAATCCCGTCATAATCATCATTGCCCTTCGCGTTAAACAAATCAGCTCTAAGTTCATCCAACCGAGCCGGGAAATCATTATCCATCCATATATCTTCCGCGAGGTCTTCGAGGTCTAAGTAATCAGGCCTCTTCTCAAAATCAGCCACACGCTTGTAATCCGCAGACTTTGGGCCACCCAATTGCGTGTTTAAAATAAACTCATCCCACTCCGGGGACAGCACATCCTTGTCCCGATAGAAAGCTGGGCTAGAGCCTCCAGCGTGGCCCTCAATAGCCTGAATTGCGTGCTGAAGCTCATGGGCCATTACAGGGCGCTCCTTCGATCCCGCAGCTAGTCGGGAAAGCCCAATGGTCTTTTTGTTGTCATTATAATAACCGAACATATCAAAGACGTTCCCAATGTCTTTTGCAATCAATTTTCTTAACTCAGGGTAAGCCTCAAAAAGCTCAGGATGATCGACAAAATCTTCCATGAGGGTGTCTTTGTTAGGGATCATCATCGGCGGCTGGTGCCTCATGCTTCGCGCCTTCGCCTTCATATCCGCAATCGCGGCTCTGGCGTCGCTTGGGAAAAGATCGGGCTGAATCTTCAAGTCCATTTGTTTTTCTTTTGCCAGTTGACTTAGGGCACCGGCCTCCATCAATCGCCGGTTTTTCTGCTCCTTAGCTTCCTTCCGACCCCTCACTTTAAATTGGCTGTCATCAATCTCAAACCGCCAGTGCTCGTCCGCCCCCCTAAACCATCCTGTGGCTTGGCGAATAGCTTCACTGTCCACCCCCTCGGCCTCCATAGCCTCAGCCCGCGCCAGACGATCCAAGTCCGCCGTTTTGGCATTCCTGCCCGCGAACATCCCTAGCGCACCCTTCGGTTTGGTTCCTAACAAGCCCCCACCGGCAACGGTCATAGCCGTGTTGGCTATGTCCTCGTAGGTGACGTCCCCGCCCTTCGCCATGTGCCCATATGCCATAAGGCCAGCCACCGCGTCGATCACCGACTGGGGCCAGCCAAGCTCGGTAGAGCCGTCCTTCATCCCAACGAACGGGATAAATGGCATGACGGGCCTATAGTCAACATTCTCATCGAGGTTCATTGCATCGGCAACCGCGTCAGACAAGGGCTTCCCCTTGAACTTATACGCATCCACCTCACCGCCGTCGGCGTAGCCCAGATCGTTGATCTTCATGTCGTCAGGCTCTGGCCTGAAACCAGCCCACGGAACACGCAGGTCCGCCGGGTCAAATATAACCGTTTGATCTGGCCATTGGAAATCGGGGCCGCCTCGCAGTTCCTCATATTCCCACGGCAAGATGTCTTCCATGTTGCGGACGCGAACGCCCTCCGCCTGCCCCTTATAGTCATCAATCAGGCGGCTCATGATCGGTCGCCGGAACGGGAACGACGAGCCCTCCTCCAGAAGATAGGGGTCCATGTCAATGGCCCGAAGCTCGTCATCAGTGAAGCGCTCTCGCACATATTTCGGGTAATCAATGTCGATCAGCTCACCGCGATGTCGCAGTGGGACCATAACAGACTCAGACGGAAACCCGCCCCCGGCCCGTGCCATCTCAACCCAGTCATCCAAGCCACCATATGGCTCGGTCGATTTCGGGTCAGTTGACGTAAAGATAGCCTTCTGAGCCTCTCTGTCAGCTCTGGAAAAACCCATGCCCGGAGACGAGGATATGCTCGGGCCAAAGCGCGTGCTGTGATACAGGAACGGGCTGTCAGGATCGAACCCTGCGGCCTCCATACGGGCTCGCGTCGCTTCCAAGCTCATATCATCCGGGGCTGGCATCGGGCGCGACGGTTTGTATGTCTTGCGCCCACGGTACGATCCAGTCACCTCAGCGCCATACGTCTGGCCGCTCTCAGGCCCCATGCGGGACGACTGCCCCCTGCGCCTGCGCGCGTTCCTGATCGCCTGAGTGAGCGCGCCTACGCCCTCTTCGACCAGCTTTACGATGCCGCCCATCAAAAACTCCGTGTTGCAACAGACAGAAAATAACACGGCGGCCAGAAAAATAAAACCCGGCGGTGATCCACAAAAAAAAACGGGGCCGAAGCCCCGCCAGTTGGGAGGTCCACACATCCCGAGAGCCGGGAGAAGTCGCGTGCGGAACCTGAAATCTACTTCAGGGGACGTTGCCGGTCAAGGATTTCCGTCGCCCTTGCCAGAAGATACAGCATCGGGTCGTCCAGCTTCTCAAGCATCGTCAGGCTGCAGCTCGTGCCGACCTTAGCGCCTTCTGATCTCCACCTGAAAACGATGTCAATCGTGTCGTCCACGAAGAAAAACTCCAGCAACACTGACGAGCACCCACGCTCCCTACCCAGCTTCATCAGCGGGCCGTGCAGATAGCCAAACAACTCATGCCTAGTGAATGGCATCACCTTTCCCCTTCACTCTCGCTTCGTACTCCTGACCCAGCCGCCCCGCGTCGGGGTGGCCAATCCAGACGAGAACCATCTTGTTAAGCTCGACGTCGTGTTCGACGCAGATCGGCATCCATAGATTGCCGGTGGCACAGCACTGCCACTGGAACTGCGCTTTATTACTGCACCCGGCGACGCAGCATTGCAGACGACGGACACCGCGCTCGGTATATGGCTTTTTGCGGGCGTTAATCATATACGTTGCGCCCACCCATCGACCCGAAGCTCGGTTCATCATCAGCAAACTGACCCTCGGTCGGATCAGGCAACAGATCAGGATCGTCGGCCACCAGCCGGTGCTTGATCGCGTAGTTCATCGCCTGCGTTGCGCTGTCGAACAGGTCATCGTGCTTAATAGAGCCCTCTCGCGTGAACGTGCAGAGCTGCGCGATCAGCGGAGCCGCCCAGCTCGCCACATCCCCGACCTTCTTGCTCTCCGGCACCCAGACCGCCCCAGCCTCAGCCAACGGCGACGCTGCGTGTCCTCTCGCCGCCTTGCCCTGTTTGCCCGGCGAATATGGGACCACGGGCACACCAGCACGCTGCAGCATCTGACGAACCGCCTGCCCCGAGCCCTTGTCCTCGATCAGGACAATGTCGGCGCTCTTGCCTTGCTGCACCTTCGATCCGGGACCGAACATCGGGTTGTTCATGTCGTGGATCATCGGCCCCTCGTCGTCTTCCGCCTGCCACGTCGCCCCGTAGGTCACGTTCTGCCACTCTTTGTGCATCCTCTTCTTCAAATCCGGGAAACCGATGTGATCCTCCCAGCAATCGATCAGCATCAGGCCCTTGTCGGGCGCGTTCGGATAGTCTCGCTTCAGCCACTTCGGCACCGTGAACACGCCCCACGCGCTCATCGCCGTCGGATCGTTCGACGTCTTGTCCGTGTATGCCGTATCATAGCTCTGGATCACGAAGTCGAAGACTGGCAGCTCCTCCTCGTTTGGCCACAGGTTGAACCAGTCCCGCTTGAAGATACCCACCTCTGCCGCTGCCGGGTCTTGCAGGTACAGCGAGCTGTATGCCCGCGTCCCGATGTTGTTCTTGATCCGGTGCAGGGCCTCCAGCGGGAACGCCTCGGGCCAGAGCGCCTCGCCCTCCTTGCGGCCCATCAGCTTCGCCGCTTCCTTGTTAAGCTCCGTCGGCAGCGACAGCACGAACCACTCATCGCCGCCGTGCTTCTGCTGCTCCAACAGGTGGCCGGACAGGTCTTCCTCGTGCATCCGGTGATTGATCAACACCATCGCACCCCCCGGCTGCAGGCGGTGATACAGCGTCGTCGAGAACCAGTCGTGGACCTTGCGGCGTACCGTCTCAGATTCTGCATCTTCCATCGAGCCAAAGGGGTCATCCACAAGAATCAGGTCACCACCGTAGCCGATAGGGCGGCCACCCGTACCAAACGCCTGAAAGATGCCGTTCTGCGTCGTCCCCCAGCGCTCCCGGCTCTCCTGCCCCGGCTGCAGCCTCGTGTGCGGGAATACCTCCGCGTACTCAGGGCTGTCGATGATGTCGCGCACGTTGCCGCCAAACTGCCGGGCGAGGTCCATGTTCGCCGATGTCGAGATGAACTGCAGGTCTGGCTTGTGCCCCAGAGCGAACGCCGGAAACCGTTTCGAGCACAGCTCCGATTTCCCGTGGCGCGGTCCTGTCAGGATCATCAGACGATCCAGCTTGCCATCAAGCACAGCCTTCAACGCCTTCGCAATCGCCCGGTGCAGTAGCGCTGGCTTATATTTCGGGTAGGTGTACTGCGTGAACGCGATCAGGTCGTTCTGAGCCTTGCGCCGCAGCTTCTCGCGCTTGGCCTCGTTGACCAGCCGATCATAATCAAAGCCGCCGTCCGGCACGATCAGTGCTTCGTCTTGCCTGACGCCTCTCGACCAGCGATCTCCTTCTCGCCCGCAGCAATGATTGCGTCGAGCTGCGAATCGGAGAGCTGTTCGATTGCCGTCTCCTGCCTCACCGTCGTCTCTTTCTTCTGGACCGTAAACTTAGAGAGAGTGGCCAGCGTCTTGTTGAAGTCGGTCTTCAGGTTCTCGGCGATGAGATAATCCAAATCGATGCCGTCCTCCTGCAAGCGCTTCAGGGCTTTGTTGCCTGCCGCCTCGACGATCTCCCTCAAGTCTGCATCTGTCTTGCTCATGGGCCTAATATACGATCACGAGACGCCGTCGTCAACGGGAGTGCCGACCGGACGTCAGACTCACTGATTGCCATGCGACAGCTCCCTGATGACCGCCTCAATTAGCTTAAAAGCATTCTTCAATTCCATCTCCCGCAAAGAGTCACTGTACGCTTGCCTCGCCTCCATCACGGATTTACGCGCCGCCTTCAGCAACCCCACAGGATCAATCTCGCCAGTGGGTCGCACCCTCGGGTCCACACGCCTCTCAAGCTCCAAAAGCGAGATACGGTTGTTCAGGTCGAGATATGTCTCCTCCAGCTCTTTGACCCGCGCTGTCAACTGCTCAAGCTCCCGCGCGTCAGCCGGTTCGGCAACCCGCGTCTTTGCCTGCTCGGGCAGGCCGTCTATCACGCTCCTAAGCGCTTGGTTCAGGTAAGCGTTCTCATCCGCAAGCGACACGACCCGGCCCACCGCCCAATCGCCCTCAGTCTCGCTTCCGCCCTCAGTCATGGCTCACCTCGCCGCGTAAAAATGCACCTGCTCCAGCGCCACCGCCTGCACGCGTGCTATCTTCTCCAGAGGGACGCCGTCCTTCGACATCTCTTTTATCGCTTTGATCGTCGGCAGCGACAGCCCGCCCTTTGTTGGCTTGGACTTTTCCTTCGACCAGCATATCTCGCGGTGCGCCTCGCAGAAGCTCTGCTCTCCCGTTGATGTCTTCGCCCCACACACCCGGCGCTGCTTCGCGGGCGTCGTGTCCGTCCAAAGCGGATACCGGCACTGCTTCGACCCCACCTCCGAGAACAGCGGGTTCTTTTCCGTCGCTTCCTGATCCTTCATCGCTCGCTCCTTCTCCCGGCGCTGCTTCGCCACGATCCGGCTGCGCCGTTTCTTCTCCGCCCCCTCCAGATTCACCGGGTTCGGCCTCTTCTCCGCCACCAGACCATTCGCCCTCATGCGACTGATCTTCCCCACTATCGCCGACCGGCTGAACGATTTCGAGTGCAGATAGTTGATCTCGATCATCGTCTCCCGCGCTGTTTTGCCGAGATTCCAGATGCGGAGGAGGTCGATCTCCATCTCTGTTGTCCAAGGGCTTCCGTTCTCCGGGCTCATGCTCAAACTCCTGTTTAAATTGCCTGTCATTTGCGACCATCACCGACCCCATGCGGGTGACGACCACCCATTGCGTCGGGAATGCCGTGACCATGCCATAGGTCGTGTCGATTGTCACCGCCGCCCCCTCGAACACGACAGGGGATTGCCGCGCTTGGTATATCAGCCAGTGCGCAAAGTCCGCGCGCCCGGCATCGTCGTGCATCGGAGGCACCTGTCGAGCGTGGACCCGATGCTTCAGTCGGTAAAGTTCAGTCATCGAAGCGCTCTTCCAGACACACCACATCAGTTTCGAGGGAGTCGATTTTCTCCCTGTTTTCAGCGATGAGATACTCAAGACTGTGAGCGAACGAGTAAGCCCCCTCACCTTCGCTTAACGCCTTTTTCGTCTCGATTTCTGCCTCATCGGCACGGGTCCAGAGCCTCTCAATCTCCCCCTCAACCTCTGACACGCGCTCAAACAGCGCGTCTATAAAACCAAACAACTTGTCGAGCTGGGCCGCCTGTTGGTGGCAAATAAGCACAAGTTGAGCGGTTGTCGAGGTGGTGAAAATATCGCGAACCTGCGAGCGTCGAACGCGGCCAGCGTCGTCCCGGTCGAGGAAGGAGAGCGTGCCGTCCTCAAACAAACCAGAGGCTGCCTGCATCTGATCTTCGTGAAGGACCGACCCCTCTGGCAGGATGTATGAGACAATTGCCTCGGTTACCGTGATCCACTCTTCGTTGCTCACTGCATCCACCCCTCGTCTCCCGGCATGATGATAGCGGACGCGCGCTCTGGGTCCCGATCCGCCGCAGCCTCGATCATGATCTCTCCAGCCTTCTTGGCTATCAACTGCGTCAGGCACATGCCGCCCGGCGAGAGCGGCGTCGTGTCCTGCAGCAGAGCGAGCGTGGCCGCGACCAGCATGCACGGGTCTGTCTCGATGATACCAGCCTCGTCGTCGATCTCAGGGAGCAGGCCGCCGATGCGACCATCCCCGTGAAAGACCACGGCGGCGTCGTTTGGCGCGAGCCACAAACCTTCGGACTCGGTTTCGTTTTCTTCACTCATGGGCGCCCTCCTGTTGCCATATCTCCATCATGCACGGATCGAGGGCCATGTCAACGACGTCTCTCGTTGTACGCCGCTATTGCCCGCAGGTTAGCGATATCCCGCTTCATTTGAGAGACGTCTTCCGACAACACGGCCGATGCCCCTCGCCGGTATTTCTCCGCCAAGCCGATATAATCATCCGCCATGCTTTTCGCCTCCCTCGCGGCGGAGCGCATTTCGTACATGACCTCAGCCATCTCTTTCCGCTTTTTCATGACGGTCAGCGTCAACTTACGGACCTCCACGACCTCCTTCATCACCGCGCGCAGCTCATCGCGCATAGCGTCAACCTGCTCTCTCAGCCACTCCTGACCGACGACGCGCCGGGTCAGGTCGGCCACCTCCTGTTCAAGGAGGGTCAAACGATCATCTCTCAACTCCAGAATCTCCACCACGGGCGCGGACCCGCAGCTCGCTGGCTCAACAGCGTGCCGATGTGCTTATCCAGCACACACAACCGCGTGAACACCCGGTCGATCCGCTTGCGCTCGTTTTTCAGGCGCAGGCTCGTGTCGCGTTGCTGGGATCGCAGCTCCACATTTTCCCGCTTCAGCTCGGCGTACCGCTCTTCCAGCCGCTCCAGCCGCTGCACCACGTCGAGGTGCCACGAGGGCAGAACGTCCTGCGGCCCCGGCTGATCAGGCACCTCCACCTGCCGCTCCATAAACTCGCCATAATCCACCCAACACAGCACAGAGCCCTCAGCACGCGACGCCACAAAGCGACGCCAGCTATGGATGCTGCCGCTCAACAGATTGATGACGCGCGTGATTGCGCTGTTCTGAGCGCCTGAGCCCCTGTACAGATGCAGACTGATAGTCTCAGCCGCAGCCTGCCGCATCTGCGCCAGCGAAAACACATCGCGGGTCCAGCACCGATCAGGCTCGGGCGTCTGGCTCAAGCCAAAGTGAGCGCCCTCCAGCCAGATCGCCATCGTGCTTACCGATACGCCAAGGACGGTGGCCGCATCCTCGATGCTCGTCGTGTGGTCGTTCTCAACTTCGTCATCAGTCATGCTGTCCTCCTGTTGCCTGCCCCTACAATAGCGGCCCACACCCTGATGTCAAGAGCGTCCTGAGTAACCTGTATATTCCAAGAATTAACTTGTTTTAAGTTAAGCATAAGATCGTGATCTCTAATATAACCAACACCCTGCATTTTTCGCCTGTTTTCTCACGCTCGGCGCTGCCGGGTTCGTTTCCCCGTCTCTCTATTTCTTCTTTTTCTTTTCTTTTCAATAAGAAAGGAAGAAAGAAAAGGGAGAGGGGGTTACCATATACGAGGGTGAGACAAAAGACCCTCGACGCACTGGATAGCGGCTCAAGGTCGGATGGGGTGCCCTGCCCTCCCCCTCTCTATATATATGCATGTAAGGGTGGAGATCGCCTCTAATGCTTTTACTGCAAACTGTTGGTATAAAAACAAAAAACGAAAAATTCAATCGAGCTATACAGCGGTCCGACTAGCGCGCAAAGAAAAGACTTGATAAAAACCCTGCAATATTACACACTCTTCCTGCATTTAGCGCATGTAAACACTTTTAACAGGAGGCTGGCGTGACCCATATCCCGCTTGAAATTGCGTTGAGTTCGACCGAGACCGCCCTTGATGGCGAGACTGCAGACAGCAATGAGGAGGCGAATAACACCAGCCGCTGGTTCTATTGGGGTGAGAGATGCCAGACCTGCGTCGATCTGTGGAGGTCTGATCCGAATGCCCCGGCGAAGATGCCGCCGCGATTGAAGAGCGCTCGCCGGGTGCGCAACACCCGCAAGTGCGTGAGCTGTATGGTCCGTGAGCACCAGAAGCAGACGGCGCTGGAGGCCGGGGATGAGGAGCTGTTCGAGCAGGTCAGCCACGAGTATAAGGAGTACAAGGGGTTCTTCGCGGACAAGCGGGCTCGCAAGATGCTGATGGATGGGCCGGGCGATCAGGACACGGTAGACACTCTGACGGGACGCCTGACTGAACAGTATATAAAGGCCATCAGCAAGCCGGGCGGCGATCAGACGTATTATATACTGGAGGGCTCCTGCCTTGGGTGCATGATCCGGGACGGCGTTGCCCCGAGGGTGACGGTCTGGCGGGTGGCAAAGCGGAGCGAGGGCAAGCGCTTGCAAGCGACCACCTCTGGAGCCGGTCACTGCGTTCGGTGTCGCAGCTCGAAGGTGGAGCCGTTTTGCAGTCGTAAGATGCCGGTGATTGGGCCAGACCAGCCGCTGGTGCCGCAGGTTCGACCGGGTGGCCGGTGGGGGCTGCTCGCGCCGAGGCTGGGCGATCTCATGTATAAGGAGAGCAAGACGGGTGCGTTCATTGAGGAGGGCGGCTGTGAGCACTGCTCGCCGGACGCGAAGTTCAAGGCGTCGCGTGTCTACGAGGGCCGGGACGCCGTCGGCGGGTGCGTGATCTGTGCCGGGAAGGGCCTCAAAAAAAATGATCATGAATGAAAGAAAAGTGTTTACACCCGGTCTGGGGTGTCGTATAAAGGGGTCATAGGCAAACAGGAGATGACACATGGCACGCACCGTTGAACATTATGTAGGTCAGGCGAAAGCAGCTCTGGAAGCTGGCTTCACCTCTGAAGCAGCTCGCAAGCGCGCTCAGGAAGACGTGACCCGCGCATGGGACATCGAGCGCCACAACCTTGAGTGCACCGCTGGTGAGGTTTATGGCTGGGGTTGGAAAGAGTTCTCCGAAAATGTCGGCGATCTTCCGCTCTACGTTCATCAGGCAGCAAAGAAGCTGGCTGCGCTGAAGAAGTTCGACATCGACACGGCTGTTGCTGAGGGCCTGCTTGCTCTCCGCAACGAGATCAAAGCCGCTGCTCTGGTGAAGTCCGAGCGCGAAGTGAAGAAGGCTGAGAAGGAAGCTCTGATCGCCCAGCTTCGCAACGAGAAAGTCCGCGCGTTCATGGAAACCCATGTGCGCCCTGAGCTGGAGCGGATGCACCGCGAGAGCATCGGTGGTTGGTTCGACCACCTGTGGGGAATTTACGGCCATTGCTTTGCTGATGGCGTGCTGGCTCACGAGGCAAATTCCGCAGTGTGCGACATCATCAAGGGCGACGCTCCGCGCGCGACCAGAGAGCAGGTCAGCCACGCGGCTGAGATCACCAAAACCATCCTGCGATACAAAGGCAAGCCGGAGCAGATCATCTGGGACGCATATAACCGCGCTCAGGCCGAGGTTGATGCTTTCGCGCCGAAGTTCGAGGAGAAGCTGGGCGCTGGCTTTGAGGTTGAGACCGCTTCTGGTTCCAATGGCGACTGGGTCATCACCGGAACCCGCGACGGCAAGTCCGTTCGCATCGAGCAGACCGTTGTCTGGAAGACCAGCCATCTGGGGACCGATTTTGTCCAGTTCCCGAGCCGCCTGTACATCGACGGCACGTTCGTTAGCGAGGCCGAGTACCGCAAGGCGTTTGTTTAAAAAAACTGTTGACACCCTTTGCGAGGTGTCGTATAAAGAGGGTGTCAGCAAGGGGCTGGCAGACAAACAGGAGAACTTAGATGACCAACGCAGCAATCACCACCCCTATCGAGAACGCACCCGGTTTCACTTTGGGCTTCATCCCGCGCATGGGCCGCGCAATGACTGATCCGCTGCACAAGTTCGATGGTCGCACCGTCTGGTTCCGCTTGGACGCAAACAGCCCCGACAAAGCGCAGATTATGACCATTCACCGTGACGGCGACTGGTGCGGTCTTCTGCACACGATCCCGGCATCTGTGATCGTCGCCGCCTAACCCAACCGGGGGGGGCTTCGGCCCCCCATCTCAAACAGGAGAACTCAGATGACCAAATTTATCGAATGCGCTTCCCGCAAGACCGCCCATCGCCGCGCGCCGTGGGCCGCGAAGATCACGAAGGTTGAAGGCGGTTTCATGGCTTTCGAATACGTCAGCGACTTCCACGTCTGGAAGGGCCAGAAATAGTCGAAACGCCTACGGGCGTCTGGCCGGGGTGCTTCCCGACCACTGATGAGACAGGCACAGGAGATTTCAGATGGGCTTTGCACCTTACACCAACGACCGCCTTCCTGCAGACGAGTGCCCGGTTCTGGGCTGCTTCCGCGAGAAGGAGTTCGACCACCTCTTCGAGTTCACCGATGCCGTGAACAGCCCTTTCGATGGGTTCAACCACGTCATCTTCGTGGGCGACAATCAGCGCCGCTTTGCGAAGGTGCTGAAGACCGTCGCTTACGTCGTCTGTGACGTTGATGGTGAGCCGGTCGTCCAGAAATGGAAGATCAAGGAGCACAAGGAATACGACCTCACCGGCGTCTGGGCCCAGTGGGAGCGAGAGCGCGCGGCAGGCTAACAACCGGGGCTTCGGCCCCCCACCACCATGACAGGAGGTAGACAGATGAACAATCAACGCAGAAAACAGATCGCCACCCTCGTCGAAGACATCGACAGCCGCTTGTCCGAGTTGCTGTCTGAGTTTACTGAGCGGGCTCAGGAGATTCTCGACGAAGAGCAGGAGGCGTTTGACGCCCTGCCGGAGAGCATTCAGGACGGCGAGCGAGGTCAGGCTATGCAGGAGGCCATCGGCAACCTCGAAGATGCTGTGGGCGTGCTGGAGGGCATCGTCACCACCGAGATCACGGACGCGCTGGAGAGCGCAGCCGAATAAACCAGTTTAGCGGTCGTCCTCAAACTCCACCCCCGTCGGCAGTGCGGCTGGGCTGGGCACCCCCCGGAGAGAGTGACGCTGGTGAACCTGCCGCCCCCGCTAAAGGACATAGCGGCAGGGATGGACTTAACGGGGCGAGGACGTAATCACAGGCCCCGAAGCGTCACACACTGAACTTTAACAGGAGGATTGCATGGGGAATAAATCGACGAACAAGACGTCCGAGCACATCGCTCAGATCACAGCCACCGGCTTGGCTCTGATCATCAGCAAAACACCGAGCGGCTACGTCGCTGAGATCAGCGGGCTGGGCTTTTACACGTCGGCCATTGGCGACACGCTGGACGATGCGCTGTCTGCCGCCTATCGTGACTATATTGCAGACAAGGAGGATCGCGATGAGTAAGTGGCAGAAGATTCGCCCGTGGATCGAGGACGCAATCGCGTTGGTATTGATGGGCGCGGGCCTGTTGGTCACGCTGTGGATCGTCCGCATTATGGAGGGGCCGCTATGAACGGGTGGGAGATCGAGGGCAACCAATGGTTCTGGCTATGGGTGCTGACCTATGCGACTGCGTGCCTGATCGCGGCAAGGTCGTTCCGTCAATTTTGCGAAGAGAATAACCTAAACGCCTCGCCCTTCTTCTGCCTTCTCGCCAGCCCGGTTCTTGTGGCGATTGCGCCGTTAATTTTGATCATTCATTCGGCGATGTTCATGCTTGGGTGGAGGCCGAAGTGAGCACATTCCGAAACAACGGGTACGAGCGGATCGAGCGGGACGACTATCAGACCATCGATCCGCGCTGCCTGCAGGCTCTGGAGGAGGCCGCCGGGCGCATGCTGCCCAAGTGGTGGACGGACCCCTGCGTTGACGAGAACGGGCGCTCCAGCCTCGTAGAGCAGCGCCCCGGCCTGTTCAATGGGTATGGCAAGCCGCGCTCGATTGTGACAAACCCGCCCTATGAGACGAAGACCCTCGCCCGACTGATGCGCGACTGGCTGTACCAGCTCCAGCTCGACAGCGAGCCGATTGATGCCGTGGCGATTCTCGTCAGATCGGACTGGGACCACGCCGCAGGCCGGGCTCACCTGTTCTCGATGCCGGAGTTTGCCGGATCGGTGCGGATGCAATTTCGGCCTTACTGGTTTGCGGATGGTGACGCGACGCCCCAGCACTGCTTTCAATGGTTGATCTGGAAGGCCAACCACGTCGCCCCACCGGTCACGATGTATGCCGGGGCTGGGTGGGAAAAACCTGAGCTGAACCCAGAAAAACGAAAAACAATGAAAAAGAGTGTTGACATCCAGATCGATATGTGGGATAAAGGGTCATAGGCAAACAGGAGAACTCAGATGAAAACGCATTTCCAAACGATCCCGGCCTCTTTCCTTCGCGTTCTGTATTTCTACGACCGCTCGCTGCGCCTCTGGACCGCGTTCGTCGTTGATGCTGATGAGAATCAGGTGGACCGGTTCGAGACCCAGTACGCGGACGGACGCGATGAGCTGGTCGGCGCGCTGGAGTTTCTCGTTTCGCTTGTGACCGACGAGCAGGTGGCCGAGAGCCGCCGCCGTCGCGAAGCAAACGCCGAAGACAGCCGCTGCTACCGCCCGGCGACGTATGCTCGCCAGCGTCTGATTGACGCGGTCGTTGACGCTGCCGACACGATTGACGGTGCGATCAAATGGCACGCGGCGATCCTCGAAGCTCACGGCCCGGCAGATGTCCGCGAGGCGCGCAAGAGCTGGTCGCACGACATCGCGCGTCACAGCATCCGCATTGAGAATGCACAACGTCCGGAGGCACGCTAATGGATATCACCAGCGCAGTCATGATCGCCGAGGGCGTTGACGAGGCAGACGAGGAAACGCAGATTGAGGCGTGGCAGTTCCTGCACGACACCGGCCTCGCGTATCAGTTGCAAGGGTCATTTGGCCGGATGGCTCGGGACTTGATCGCCCAAGGAATCATCAGCGAGTAAGGAGAGAGAGATGTCTTACAAGCACTACTGGTCGATGCCGGAAGGCGAAGATGCTCAGGATCGCGTGTCAAATGCGTGGGCTGACTGCATGCAGATTCTGGACAAGACGGAGCGCGCTTACCGCGTGGACGTCTTGGGCGGCGTAAAATACACGGTTGTCTGCAACGATGAGCCCGACGACGCCGGTTTTCATATCCCGAAAAAGTTTACTCCGGGCGGCGCGTATTTTGTGTGGCAGACGACGCAGCCACATGCACAGTACGACGACGTCGTCGTCATGTGCCTGTGCGTGATGGCCGAAAACGGCTATCATGTGACGTCGGACGGCACCCGGTCAGATTGGGAAGCCGGGCGTTCACTCGCGGAGACGATCCTGAAGCGGCCCGTTTCCATCCCCTCCACCATCGACGCAGAAGAGGAGTAATTATGTCGAAGCTCGGAGATTATCTGTACGAGACTCTCACCAATGAGGCCTCGTCGAATAAACAGCGCGACCTGTGTCGGGCTGTAGGTTCTGAGATTGAGGCGCTGAAAGATCGCCTCGTGAAGCTGGAGAAACCGGCTGCGAAGAAGCCAGCCGCTAAGAAATAGCGGAATGAGGGCGCGGGCCAAGGATGATGGCAAGTCGAACCTTATAGGCCCGCGCCGGATTGGCCACAGGAGAGCAACCAATCCTCTTTAAAATACGGCTGCTCTCCTGTTTGGTCAACAGCGTTGCCTGATTCGGGAGATCAAAATGAAATGGATTAAGGGTGATCCGCCTCGATTGGAGGCGACCAAGCAGGAGCTGTTCGACCATATTTGCGTGCGGATGATGCGGCAGGGTACAATCGGCTGCATGCCGGGCAAGTATCCGCTCTACCGCAATGCGGACGGGACGAAGGACTTTGTCGGGATGGTCATCCCGGAGGTGCTGTTTAAACCGGAGTGGAACCTGAAGACCGTCCCCCAGCTCGCGCAGCACCTGTCGTTTACGACGGAGCAGATTGATCTGCTCGGCGGACTGCAGGACGCGCACGACTGGTATGCGCTCTCGGTTTTCCCGGCGCACCAGCCGGACAACCCGAGGCTCGCGATCCAAGAGGTGCTGGCGAACTTTGGGGTCAAGCATGGGCTGTCGATCACGGCCCTGACGACTGAATTTGTTAAACAGGAGACGACGAGACAATGACCGGACTTGAGTTTTTAATCGTCCTTGGAGTGATCCAAGGCATCGTGGCGCTGGGGGTGATCTGTGGCTGAGGACAGTTTCCCCATCGAGTTCACGGATTGGCAGTGGACGCTCGTATCTGCCGCTCTGGCGCGGATGGCGTCGGAGTGGAGGGAGGCAGCGGCGGGGTTCCCCGACGCAAAGAACGCGCCAATCTATCGCGAATCTGCCGAGAAGGCGGATTTCATGATCGCTAAGATCAACGAAGCCAAGCAGGAGAAAAATGATGGCTAGTGCAATTGAAGTCTTTCGTCAGGGCATGGACGCCCGCAGTGACGAATATTCCGAACTGCTCCCGAAGCATGTGGATGTCGGGAAGTTCAAGAAGACGGCGGTGACCGCCGTCGTTCGCAACCCAGCGCTGCTTCAGGCCGACCAGAAGAGCCTGTTCTTCGCGATCCGCGAGGCGGCAGCTCTGGGCCTCGACATTGGCGGCATTCAGGGCGAGGGCTATCTCATCGTCCGCAATGGCCGGGGTGGCAAGCAGGTGCAGTTTCAGCCGGGCTATCGTGGCCTGATCAAGCTGGCCCGGAACAGCGGCGAGATCAGTACCATCGACGCCGGGATCATCTACGAAAATGATTACGTTGACTACCAGCGCGGCACCGATCCGAAGTTTTCGGTGACGCCGAACTGGAAAGACCCCGGCGAGCCGGTTGGCGCGTTCGCCTGTGCCGTGATGAAAGACGGCGGCTACCAGTTTAAAGTGATGAGCAAGGCTGAGGTCGAGCGCATCCGCAAGCGGTCTGGATCACCAGATCGCGGCCCGTGGGCGACCGACTGGGAGGCAATGGCCACCAAGACGGCGATCCGCCAGCTCGTCAAGCTACTGCCGTTCTCTTCCAGCGACGAGCGGACGGCCAAGGCAATCGACCTTGAGGAGGACGAGTATGAGGCGCAGGAACCGCAGGACGTGACGCCGCAGGCGAAAGCGCTGCCGAAGCCGGAGCCGAAAAAGCGGGCACCGAAACCGAAGAAGGTTGAGAAGGCCGCTGAGGCCCTCGACCAGCTCGCTGAAGAGGTTGAGGAACAGCCGGAACCGCCGAAGGACGACACGCCGCCGCCTGCCGGGCCTGACGATTACGACCCGGAAACGGGTGAGGTGCTCGACGGCGAGGTGATGGACGACGGCGACGACATCCCGTTCGACGTCGATGACGACGGCGAAGAGGAGTTTAACTAACACACGAATTGGCGTGCGACTGGGGACGGTGGACCTGCGAACCCACCCAGCCCCAGCCCTCGAAGCCGTGCAGGGTGCCAATTGCCCCCGGTGGACGCTGAAGCGCACAGGCGTCCACCACCCCAACATAAGAAAGCGAGTAAAGGTATGGAAGCTAGCACTAGAAATGGATTAAACATCTCCTGCAAGAACTGCGTCTGGTGGTGTGTCGATCCCAACATGGGTTTTAAAAGCAGCAACGGGGAAGAAACCCGAGCTGGATATTGCCGCCGGTATCCGCCGACGTTGTTCGTCGATCCGTTTGACGAAAAGCTGCGGGCCAAAAACCCGACGTGCATCGAGCACAGCATTTGCGGCGAGCACGAGACGGTGGAGGAGTTTAGCGCCCGGAAAAACGGCTGGAAGACCGTTGAAAAGATCGCCCGGTCGGGTGCGACTGGTGCGCCGCGTGATCCACAGGTGGAGCGGCGTGTCTCTGGTCAGGAACGGTTTGCTCGGTATCTGAAAGAGAAGGGCATGAGCGCTCTTGATTTTGCTCGTGAGGTGGCGGAGAACGAGCACCCCGGTCTGGATGCCGCGAAGCAAAAAAATGTCCAGAACTGGCTAACCGGAATGAGGCCGTCACGAGAAAGCCGCGAGCTGATTCAGGATGTCACCGGCATCCCAGCGGATAGCTGGGTCGAGACGGAAGACGGAATGGAAATTATTCGAGGCCTCAATGCTTCGTGATTACCAAAAACAACTCATTGCGGATGCCCGCAAGAGCCTCCAAACGGCGCGGAGAACCCTCGTGGTTCTCCCCACCGGGGGAGGAAAGAGCGTCATCCTGACGGCGATCTCGAAGAGCTTGCAGTCCAAGGGCAAGCGCGCTCTGATCGTTGCGCACCGAAAAGAGATCGTGAACCAGCTCTGCGCGCACGCACAAAAGCAGGGGGTGCCGTTCGGTCGGGTGATGCCGGGCGTGCCGTTTCAACCGGGGCTGGCCAACATCCAGATCGGGATGATAGGAACTGCGAAGAATAGAGCTAAACAAGGAAGATTTGATTTATTTGATGTGGATTTGATTATAATTGATGAGGCCCACCATACGGTGGCCAGCACCTATCTGGACCTGCTCAACCAGTTCCCGCAGGCTCGCGTTCTGGGATTCACGGCGACGCCCCAGAGGCTGGACGGAAAGGGCCTGTCTGAGGTCTTCGACGATATGGTTCGCGGTCCGAACACTCGCGCGCTGATGGACATGGGCTTCCTCTGCGAATACCGGTATTTTATGCCCAAGCTGCAACTCGACATCGAGGGCGTCAAAAAGCGGACAGGAGATTACGCTCGCGGAGAGATTGAGGAGCGCGCGACGAAGCCAAGGATCATTGGGGACGCCGTCGAGCAGTACGAAAAGCATTTCAATGGCAAGAGCTGCGTGGTCTTCTGCGTGACGATTGCCCACGCCGAGGCCGTTCTGGCCGCCTACCGCAGCCGTGGCTGGCGCGCTGAAGTGATCCACGGGAAGCAAACAGCCGAAGAGCGAGAGGCCGTCGTGGCCTT